TGTCGGTGAGGCAGAGGCGAATAGAATTTCTACTCAGGCTGCCACACGAGGGACTGCGGTCCATAAACTAGCAGAAGATTATATCGACAATGTTGAAGGATGGTCCAAAGGCGCTATGCCTGCAAACATTGCTTCGTTTAACGATCTTAAAACAATTTTGGACAAACGTTTAGATAATGTTTGGTTCCAAGAAGAATTTCTATATAGTGATCGCCTTAAGTGTGCGGGACAAGTAGATTGTATTGCAGAGTTTGATGGTCAACTATCTATCGTTGATTTTAAAACCTCTCGCAAACCAAAAAAGGAAGAATGGATTACAAGTTATTTTATCCAAGCATCTTTCTATGCCGCAGCGTTTTATGAACGTACCGGCATACCAATTAAACAAGGCGTGATTCTGATTACCGTGGATGGTTCAGAGCCTCAAGTTTTTAAAGTAAACACGTATGATTATTTAGAACACTTCTTAAAGGTACGTAAAGAATATAAAAAGCAAAAAGGAATTTAATATGATTGATAGAAATAAAATGATTGAAGCAATGCGTTCACATGCGCAAGGTCACATTGATAAACATAAAATGAATGTTGAAGTATATCTTGCAAACCCTGCAGGTATTGGTGAACATCCTGACGTGTTTGAAGCAATGGAAGGTGAGATGCTTGAGATGGCGAAATACCACGATGTATTGGATATGATTTCAATTCACTTTAAAGAACCACAGGAGCCACGTGTAGTTTAACTATTGACATTTACTACAAAGTGTGATATATTGATTCTAAATTAAAGGAGAATCATTATGGTTGAAGTAGCACACGATATTAAAATTATTGAAAATGCGTTAATTGCATTTAATGAAGGGGCAGCTGATGAAAAATTTGCTGCCCTTTGGAGTTTGGAAAAACTCTTAATAGAGAAAAAGGATATGTTGTCAGAATTTGAATTACTTGAAGCTTCTTGGAAATAATTTGAAATTAAATCAAATTAACTATTGACATTTGATGTCGAATCGGTTATATTAGAATCAACAAATAAGGAAACTATATTATGACAAAATTTGACAAAACAAAATTCAGCTACCACGGTGGATACTTAACATACCAAGGTGACTATGAAGGTCGACCAGTATGGGAAGCAGAACCACGTATCCATCCTTCAAACGTTGGTAAAGGTAAAGACCTTTTTATCGCTCGGTTCAAACATAAAGGACCAATTACAAAAGCTAAGTTTCTTAAAGAACTTATTGCTAATCACACAGTTGAAGATTATGCAAATGCTTACATGTTTGGAATGACTCCTCACGCGATCCTTGCTAACAAAAATCCTGAATGGCATGACAAACTAATGGGTGAGTCAATTGCTAAAATGAAAAAACTAATGGGAAGGTGATATGAATATATTTGTATTATCAGAAGAGCCGCGCGAAGCGGCTCAGATGATGTGTGACAAACATTGCTCAAAAATGATCGTTGAAGCAGGTCAAATGCTCTCTACTGCGCATCGTATGCTTGACGGTTATATGGAAAAACGCTTATCCAAATCAGGTAAACGTATGGTAAAATACTATGTCCATAACAGTGGTAATATGGAAGAAATTTTATACAAAGCTGTTCATCATGCTCACCCTTGCACAGTATGGACAATGGCATCCAAAGCTAATTACATATGGCATTACGAACATCTTTTAGGCTTATCAGATGAATTTCAGTTACGATACAAGAAGAGCCATATGACTATAAATAAGCTAAAGGATATTCTTTCCACGCCGCCTACAAACATTCCTGACATAGGTCTCACTGAGTTTCCTCAGGCTATGAACCATTATCCAGAATGTAAAGTTGAAGGCGATCCGGTACAAGCATATCGTAATTATTACCATGCAGCCAAAGAGTTTGCTGTATGGCAAAAAGGTAGAGTAGAACCATATTGGTGGGAAGGGTTTAAAGGGTATCCACTTGAAGTACATAATCATTGATCCAAACGAAGGCGTATTTTTAGGAACTCGTGAACATATGCAACACGAGGGAATTGGTATGCTTTTCTCTGCTCATAACTTTTTAGAATTAACTCAGGCGGTTTCGTGGAAGAAACGTAAAGATGCCTTTGAGTACATGCACAAATATATTAGACCACATTTAAAACATTCTTTTGTGGCTGAAATTGAATCTTATTCTGATACAGATTATGTTTCAATATACGATATATGCAAATCTGGTTATGGAGACCATGGTACAGAAATGATTGACTCATTACCAATGCCAAATAATACCGTACATTAATTTGAAATTAAATCAAATTAACTATTGACATTATATCATTTATATGTTATATTAGAATCAATAACAAAACTAAATAAACAATATATAAAGGAATATAAAATGGCTCACGAATTAGAAATGGTTAACGGTCAAGCTCAAATGGCATACCGTGAAAGTAAAGGTCTACCTTGGCATGGTCTTGGTACACCAGTAACAGATGATATGACACCACAAGAAATGATGAAAGCCGCAGGACTTGATTGGTCGGTTGAAGAAGTAGAATGTTTTGCACCATGGAAAGGTGAAAATATTGCTACAGGAACGAAAACACTTATTCGTTCAACTGATGGAAAAGTATTAACAAATGTAGGTAAAAATTGGAACCCAGTTCAAAATGCCGACGCTTTTGACTTCTTTACTGAATTCGTATCAAATGGCGATATGCAAATGGATACCGCAGGTTCTCTTAAAGATGGGCGTTTGGTATGGGCATTAGCCGATGTACGAGATGGATTTGAATTATTTGGCGGAGACGAAGTAAAGGGTTATTTACTATTCTCTAATCCACATGTGTACGGTAAATCAATCGACATTAAGTTCGTTATGGAACGCGTTGTATGTAACAATACATTAGCCGTAGCTTTGAACGAAAAAAATCAGCCATCAGTACGTGTAAGTCACCGTTCGGTATTCAACCCAGATAGTGTAAAAGAAATCCTTGGTATTGGTCACAATAAAATTGACGAATTCAAAAAAGCCGCGGAGTTCCTTGGTTCAAAACGTTACACTGATGAAAAACTTACAGAGTTTTTTGGCGTTGTATTTGGAAAATCAACAAAAGAAAAAGAAACTTTGGCTCGTAATGCTAAAGAAGCAATGTCTTTAGTTGAAAACCAACCAGGATATGAATATGCGCCTGGAACTTGGTGGAATGCTTATAATGCTGTTACATATATGACTGACCATAACTTAGGTCGTTCAGCTGACTCTCGTATGGCATCAGCATGGTTTGGTGGAAACGCAAAACGTAAGGTCGATGCATTGACTACCGCGTTAGATATGGCTGATGCTTAAACCAAAACAAATTATCGCATGGGGATTAGCCTTAGGGCTATTCCTCATTATATTAGATCCTTTAATAATTATTCGTGGAATATAACAAATGAACTACACAATACTTTACATTGCCTTTCACCTTGCCGGAATAGGTGGTTACCAATATACCGGCGACAGTTATTATTTAATCCTTAGCGCAATGCCTATACTTTATGGGTTGTTTCAATATGTTAAAGTAAGCGTTTTAGTTCTTAGTCCTGCATGGGATGTTGAATTATCATACGCTGACCATGTTCCTGTTAATTGGAAATTTCTACATAACGCAGTTATGGCACTATCAACATACTTAATATGGCAAGCTGGTTATCAGTTTTTTGCCGGCATTGTTTCTTTATATATATTTGTAGTGGTTAGCTCATTATTAGTTACAGAGTCTAACATTAATCTCGGAGACAAGGAATAATAAATGAAGATTTTAATATTTGGCTTGCCAGGTTCTGGTAAAACTTGGCTTGCTGAACGATTACAAAAAAGACTAGAATGCGCTTGGTTCAATGCAGACGAAATACGCCGAATGGCTAATGACTGGGAGTTTTCAGAAGCTGCTAGGTATCGCCAAGCGCATCGAATGGCGTCTATTGCCAACAATGAAAAGTATCACGATCGTACAGTTATATGCGATTTTGTTTGCCCGACTGAAGTTACGAGGGCAATCTATGATGCTGACTATACAGTTTGGATGGATACTATTTCCCGAGGTAGATTTGAAGATACAAACGATATGTTTGAAACGCCTGACAAAGTAGACTACCATGTAGAAAAATGGTTTGATAACACAGATGAAGCTTTAGCTGATGCTATTGAAAGACATATAAGGATTAACAATGTTTGATTATAAGAAGCCAACAGTACAGATGTTGGGAAGATGGCAGCCATGGCATGATGGACATACAGAGCTATTTAAACGAGCTCACTCTGTTACAGGTCAAGTTGTCATTATGATACGTGATGTATTTAACTTTGACGGTGATGCTGGTGCTGGTCGTACTGTAGCACAAGACGATAACCCTTTTGGTATTATTGACGTGATTGCTAATATTGAAAAAGGATTAGCCCCACATGGTTTTTACAATGGAAACCAATATCTTATACTAGAGGTTCCTAATATTGTCGATATTAGTTATGGCCGTGGTGTTGGATATACATTCACTGAACATGATTTAGGTAAAGATGTACATGATATATCTGCAACTAAGATACGTAAACAAATGCGAGAAGATGGAAAACTCTAGTTGACATTTTTGATATAATGGTATATATTGATTCTAACAACGAAGGATTATATAATGGAAATAGTTAATACAACAGAAGAACTTTATAAACGTGACTCTAAAGGAAAGATTAGATTTTATCGTGGCGAAGTTGGCCAAGAAAATGGTAAGTATTATAAACGTGCCGTAACAGGTCTAAATGATGGAAAACTTGTAGAGTCAGGTTGGCGAGAAGTTGAACAAAAGAATATCGGCAAAGTAAACGAAACATCGTTACATGAACAAGCATTGGCTGAAATAACAGCAGATGCTAAAAAGAAATCAGATCGTGGTTATTTTAACGATATTAATAAAGTTGATACTTACGATAAAATTAAACCGATGCTTGCTTCTAAACATGAAGATGCTAAATATGATTTTGAAAATAAAACATATTACACGCAGCCAAAGCTAGATGGTATTCGTTGTATTGCAAAATCTGATGGATTATGGACCAGAGCAGGTAAAGAGCTTATAAGTGTACCTCATATTAATGACGAATTAAAAACATTCTTTGAAAAGTTTCCTGATGCTATTTTGGATGGTGAGTTATATAACCACGAATTACGTGAAAACTTTAATAAGATTACTTCTTTAGTTCGTAAAACAAAACCAGAACCTTGGGATATAAAAGACTCAGCAAGATTAGTAGAGTATCATGTATATGATGTTATTAGTCATACTGGTGTATTTTCTGAACGTATGGATTGGATTACTGAACAAGCTGAAGGTATTCCTAAGTTTACCAATTCAGTTATACTCGTTGAAACTCAACAAATTTACAATCAAAATATGATGGACGATATTTATGGCGCATACCTTGAAGATGGATTTGAGGGCCAAATGATACGAATTGATGATGTATACCAAATGAATAAACGTTCTAAATTCTTAATTAAGCGAAAAGAATTCCTTACTGACGAATATGATGTAATTAAAATTGAGGAAGGAAAAGGTAATTGGTCTGGTCATATCAAAAGATTTGTTATGCAAACAGAAAATGGACAAGAATTTGGTGCAGGGGTTCGTGGTACTCAAAAGGTATTAAAGGATCTATTTGAAAATGGACCAAATCCAGATTGGTGTACCTTGAGATATTTTTCACCGACACCTGACGGCATTCCACGTTTCCCAGTTGTTATTGACTGGGGAGTAGGTAAAAGAGAAGACTAATGGATTTAAAATTTACAACAGCAGGAGACTATATGATGAGTGACACAGCAAGTGTAACAGCGGACGAATTACGTGCGTTTATTGAAAGAATTGAAACCTTGGAAGAGGAAAAGACAGGGGTTTCTGACCAAATAAAAGATGTAATGTCTGAAGCAAAAGGCCGAGGGTATGAAGCAAAAATCATTCGCAAAATTGTATCAATTCGTAAACGTAACCGTGACGATGTTGACAATGAAAACGCTATGACTGAATTATACATGGATGCGTTAGGAATGTAATGCGGCCTCAATACGAAATAACTGTACCTTATTATCAACAGCAAGAATCAAATGAGCCACAACTCAATTCAGCTGAAGATGGGCATCGTTATGCGATGTTTGTTAAGGGTAACGACCATTTAATCGACGGACGAACTTATTGTTTCCAAGACGAAGATGGTAATTACGTCAGTACTTTCGTAAGCCAATATTCTGATATTATTGAACAGAACCTAGAACCGCGTGTAAAGGAGGGTGTACTTGCTTTACACGCAAAAGGTTATTTAACTTTTACCAGTTGCCAAGGGCATGACGACTCAAAGCACAGGTATATTGGAGTAGTGTTTAATAATAAAGAACAAAAGAAAGAATTTATTGAATCAGTGGATAAACTTAATTGTGGTATCCATTGGTACGATAATTCAATAAACAGTGTTGAAAGACCGTGCCATGAAATACCTTGGTGGTCAGAAGGTGGTATAACGTTACACATTGTTTATGACGACCAAAAATATAACGAAGCACCACAACAAAGACGTAGAAATAAACCATATACTGATTCAGAACTCACTAAATTTTGGAATATACAAACCAATCGTAACTATACTCATTATGAATGTATAGTGTTTTCGTTTGGTTATCCAATGGTAGAGAAAAGTATATGGCATAGAATACACAGGTGGTTATTCTATAAACAAGATAAGGTCGAAAAGTCATATGAAGACTTCCTATCTAAAGCGTCATATCTCCCAGACTATCTTGCATAAAAAAAGGGAAGCCCGAAAGCTTCCCCAGTTAGTATCGTTAACCGATATCTTATATTTAGAACAAGTTGCTCACTAATACACGACGGTAGTAAACGTTTGTGTCTGCTTCAAGTTCTCCAGGAGGTGTTCCTTGAGTTGCGCCTTTAGCGAATGGGTTTGATACCATGCCGTAACGTGTCTTAAAGCCGATTTTTGGTTGGAAAGAATTCTCACCAACTGCACGAACCATTTGTAACGGCACATATGGGCAATAGAATAGACCAGCATCGAATGATGATGAACCTTTATATCCTACTACCATGTAGTTAGCGCCTGCATATGGGTCGATATACACTTTATAACGTCCGTTAAGAACACCAGCGAATGTATTGCCTGTGTCGTCAACGTTCAATGAGTTAGAGTTAAGAGCTGGAGTATAATCTAGTACACCCGCCATTTGAAGTGCTGAAGCAACATCAGATGAACAGATAACCATGTTACCTTTCCCACGTCTTGTTCCTTTAGCAATCGCGTTAGCTTCTTGCTCGATTTGGAACATAAGACCTTTGAACTTCTCTACTGACCAACGACCGTTAGCATCAACATCTAAGTCGAATGTGCCTGGAGTAGCTGTTGCAGCTGCACCAACAACCGCGTTTGTGTAGATTGTACGAACTAATTCACGGTTGATTTCCACTAGGATTTCAGACTGTAAGATGTTCGCTAGTTCTGTTTCAGCATCTAGACCGTGTACGGCTTTAAGATCCTGAGCAAGCTCTGTTGTGTATTCAGCTTTTAAAGCTCTTGACTTAGCTGCTACTGTAACTTTTTCGATTGAGAAAGCCATTTCAGCGAATGCATCACCTGTTGAACCAAGTGCTTCAGCAGCTGCTGTATCCATACCAGTACCTGTTGTTACAGATGCTTGACCTGGAGCATTTGAAGAGTGAGTTCCTGCACCAGAGAATGAAGTATCAGCTTCGTTGTAGAATACTTCGTTTGCAGCTGTTTGGTTAGTATGTGTTGAACGCATTGCAAAGATAAGTCCTGTTGGACCTGTCATTGGCTGAACGCCAGCAATATCGTATGCGATCAAGTTTGGCATCGCACGACGTACTAAAGAAATAAGTACTGGGTCGTAACCAGCTGTTGGACCGCCTGCAGCAGAAGTAGAAGCGAAACCGCCTGTGCCTACATCGTTTGCAGCTGTTTCAGAAAGTAAGCCTGTCATGTTAGCAGATAAGTCGCCTGACTCTGCTAAAGCTCGTTCTGTGTTTTCAAGAATAGTAGCTGTTACGCTTTTCTTGTGGTTGTCTGTAATAGCAGAAAAAGAGGAATGCTCCAAGATTGGACCCCATTTTTCAACTAATGCTTGATAGTTTGACTGAGTCATTAGATTCTATCTCCTTGTTGATTTATTCTGGATATATTTATAAAAGTTATGTTTTTCATTGGGTTACTTAGTTACGGTTCAAATACGCTGAAAGAGCATTGATCGTTGAGTGCTCAGAAAGTGGTTGTTTCACTTCTGTGTCTTCTGTGATAATTGCTTCTTCTTCAGTTACTTCCTCAACTACTGGTTTCGCTTTTTTGAAGAACGATTCCTTTAGTGTCGCAAGGTCTGCTTTGTAGCTGTCAACATCATCGAAAGCAAGCTTTTCTGATAGTACTTTAAATCTTTCTTGTTCTACAAGTGTAAGACCTTCAGTCATTTCAGCAAAAACGCCTGATGCAGTTTGAGCATCAGCAGCTTTTTTAAGCTCAACATTCTCAACAATCGCCTTATTAGCGTCTGCTCTTAATGTTTCAATTTCTTCTTCCAAGCCAGCAACAACGTCTAGAGTTTCCTCATCAACATCAATGTTGTGCTCTTCGAATAGGCCTTTAAGACCATCCATTAACGACTCCGCCATTTCTACCTTAATACCAGCTTCAATAGCAATTTCGTTTTCTGACATCCACTCTTCTACAACGTAGTCAAGATATGAGTCAAGGTTTTCTAACATCTGTTCAACTGATTCATCAAGTGCAGTTTGCATTGATGCTTCTAAAACTTCTGTTTTCTCAACGATAACTGCATCAGCTTTTACTGTTGCCGCTTCGTTAACCGCAGCTTCGAATACCATAGTTGCTTTAGCTGTAAATTCTTCCGACAAATCCATGCCTTCGAAAATAGTCGCGATTGACTCCGCTACTTCAATTACTTCTTCTACGATTTCATCAGTTTCTACTTCTGATTCTTCCGCTTGCATTGGTGCTGCTGCAACTTTATCGGCTGTTGGATCAACCTTTTTGTTTACATCAGCTTTCTTCTTTTTATGTACGCCGCCTGCTGGTGTCGCAGGATCCATAACTTCTGCGGCAGGTACGCCTGCTCCGCCAGATTTTTCGACGAACTTTTCGTCTAAGTCATTTGACATATGTTCTACTCCTTTTATTAGATACTTTTTATCTAAGTATTATTTATAATAATATTATTTTTCAGCTTTTCTAAGTGAGTTCACAAAACGCTCGAATAATTCAGACGCGGTGCCTTCATCAATTTTAGTGACAACTCGTCTGATTTGCTTTTCTACTACTTGTTGTATTTCTTCAATAACCTGTTCAATAGGTTCCTGAGCAATCCAGTTACCTGAGGCTATATCGTAATAGTATTCAGCATTTTCCATAATACCATTTACAAAACACTGTGGTCCAGATGGGTCAGTTACGATGTCGACAGTGGCTAAGTGAAAGTCATTTTGTACTTCCATAATTCCATCTCTCGTTGCTTTAACTGAACCTAATCCGCGGGTAGATACACCGATCTTAACACCCTCGTCCATAAATGTTTTGACTATCTCACCCATTGGTGTACCAAGAATTTTGGCTTTACCAGTAAAGTTTGATCCCTCTCGTTTCATCTCTGTAATAAGATGAGACACACGATCGCCATTGATTGTAGGTCCGTCTGGGTGACCTAATTCGCCTAGCGCTCGCTTTGTTTCTACAAAGTCAGTATTGTATCTGACCATTTCTTTTTCTAAAATCTGCGACGGATAAATTCTTCCGTTGCGATTCTTAATATCACCTTGCATAAAGATACCTTCGATGAAATGAGTTTTCTTACCCGTTTCTTCGTTTAATTCTACAGCAACAGCGCATTCTTCTACAACTTCTGTTATTAATCTCATATCTTAGATCCTTTGTTTTTTCTATTTATAACGCTTCTCGGGCAAATCCTACGATCTCTTTAAACCCTGCTTCGTCTTTCATCATTACCTTTTCCATATCTCTACGGTTTTTAGCATTGAGATTTTTATAAAAAGAATTTAAAAGTTTAGCATCTTGGTTAGATACCTTTACATTTTTACCATTCTTTAATCTCAGGTTTCCCATTTTAACAGCTTCGTCTAACATTTCAGTAAAGCCTTCACCTACAAGTTTTCTCACAGCTCGGTTAATACCCATAGACCTGTTAACAGATTTCTTTTTATGCTTATGCATTAAATCAAATTGTTTATACATATCTTTGTCTTTATCAGCCATTACTCCAGCATCTTTGTGGTGTGTAGCAAGATTATCCTGCGTTTCTTTATTGCTGTGAGCTTTTTTAATATAACTGCCAAGAGTTTTCTTGTCAAGTTCATTAATTTTTGCTTCCGATTTATTTTTCTTATAATCGTTAATATTATGGCCAGGAGGTACGTCTCCTCTCCAGTGGCCTACCACAGGAATATCTTTATTAACAGAGTTTAAATGTTTTTCAGCATCTTCTCTAGTTTTAAAATCTTTACCAACTCCGTCATCAGGGTAGTGACCTTTTTTATGTACTTTATATAATGGGTTGGTAACACCGTCGCGCCCATAACGAGGATAGCTGCTTTGACGAGTTTCACTATTGTTGGTATACACTTTACTAATTTTGTGTGTTTTACCATCTTGAAATGCTTCGTTTGTTCTAATAACATCTTGGCCGCGATCGTCAGTTCTATCAGATCTAAGCTTTTTCATAACTGTACGAGTTTTACCATCTGGTCCTGTTTGAGTAACCATATGTCTCATTGCAGAGGAAGTCGTTTCAATTACGTCAACTTCCTCATTTGGCTTTTTTCGCGCACGCATAATTGCGAAGTCGTGTCCGTCAATTTTCCCGTTTTTGTTATGGTCAAGTTTTTTCTGTCCACCCTTTAAAGCTTCGTTCCATTTACCGAATGCTATTTCTGAAACCTTTTCAGTAACTTCTTCTACTTCTTCATTCCTTTTGTTAAAAGGAAATTTAACATCTTTATCAGGAGATCTATTTAAACGATCAAGCGCAGCTGCCGCCCGTTTTCGTTGATGGAGGATGTCATTACCATGCTGATCAGCCTTGTCATATGCTTTCTCACCCGCGGCATCTCGTTTACCCCTGAATTTATCTATATCACGGTTATTAGCGGCCTTTTGCTTAGCAAGGCTTTTTTCTGCCCTATTAAGTTTATTCTTCATCATCATCTTGCCAATACCTTTAAATGGGCCTTCTTCTAATCCTTCCTTTGGAATATCGAAAGGAGCTTTAGCTAGAGTAACTTTTTTCTTGCCTTCTTTTGATGCAGCAGTAGCTTTATCAAGTGCAGCCTGTGTAGCCATCTCTTTTGATTCGTTTGCTCTAAATTGACTGAACTTACGACCTTTACGTAATACAGGCTCTTGATCTGGTTTATCACCATAAGCTTGATCGTAATTAGCTTCATCGTCTTCTTGGTCAGCAGGACGGGCAGCTTTTGGTTTTCCAATATCACCACTGAATTGACTATCAGGTGCTACAGGATGGGGCGCAACCTTTTGGTTATGCTGGTCTTTGAAAGCTTTTTCTTCCGAAGACTTCGGTTGAGCAACTTCGCTAAGTATATTTTTGAAAGTTTTCATAACTTAACTCCTAATTTTTTGTTTGTATATATTTATATGAATTTGTTGTTCTCATTTTATTCTTCTGCCTCTGCTGGAGGATTTTCTTTGGCTTCAGCTTCGATTTGATCCTTCATTTCACCCATTTCTTCCTCTGACATACGAAGAACGTTACGCAATACCCATTCTCTGGAATAGTATGTGCCAACATGTTCTTCAACTTCACGTAGAGTACCGAGTCTTTCTTTTGTAATTTCAGCTTCTTTAAGCTCTTGGAAATAGTTATCCTGCACAAAATCGTAACGAATAGCGTTTTTTATTTCTTTAAATTCTTCTGGCGTTAAGATACCTTTAAGCACTAATTGTTTTTCAAGTAATGATGTAAAGATTGATGAAAAACGAGCTCTTAGTCTTTTAATGAATTTACTAAATTTTAATTCATCACGAGTAATTTCTGAAACACGACCAAATGAATACATAGTTTCTGGTTCTAAACGCGATAGCGGAACCTTTAACGATTTGTATAGTTTACGTTGGAAGTATTGCATATTCGTATCATCTGTTAAACCACCAGCATTTCCGCCTGGCATAGTATCAACTTCTGTTGTACGCTCACCACCACGTCGTGGGAACCAAAAGTCTTCGGTCATAGTCATCATTTTACGAGCATCATTGATTTCTCCAGTAGATGAGTCATATTGTAGTTTGTTCTTATGACGAACCATCATATCTCTTATATACTGCTCAGCTTTTGATTTAGGTAAGTTGCCAACGTCAATGTAGAACACTCGTCTTTCAGGAGCTCGTGTAATAGTGTAAATAACTGTCGCATCTTCCAACATCCTTAACTGGTTGAGTGGCTTTATTGAAGGATGTAAGTATGATAATACTAATGAATTGTTTTCGTTCATTACGCCTGAAGTAACTCTGGCAATAGCGTCCTTAGCAATCTTATATCCTTGAGCAGTACCACCAGAAGAATTACTAGTTTTATTTGAACCAAAACCTGTTTCAGAATACATATAATATTCTGCTTTTACTTTTTTAACTGGGATACCTGAATGTGGATCCTTTTCACGTTTATCAACTTCACGAATGAGTTTTAATTTACGTGGATCTACATATCGTAATTCTTTAATCCCTTCTGGGATATTTTCTGGATCAATAATAACGTGATAGTTTAATCGACCATCAACGTAGAATTTTTGAAACGTTTCGTATGCTGTTGTAGAAAAATCTAATAATGATAATATGCTATCAAATTCTTCTATGACTATTTTCTTAACTTTGTCTGGTAAATCTGTATCGTCCAAAAGAACTTCAACAACTTTATCATCTGTATCTACACTAATTGCTTCATTGATTACTTCGTCAACAGCTTGTGCAATTTCTGGCTGGTGTGCTAAACCTCGGTATTTTGATACCAATTCTGATTCAGTTTTAGCAGTTCCTTCCATATCCAATAGTGTACTATAGAAGCCACCCATTGCATTACCAACGGTGATAGCTCCATCGTCATTTTGAGGCTCAACAAAAGAGGAAGGTGTAAAACCCTCCTCTTCAGTGTCTCGTTTAATATCAAAACCAAAAATCTTCATTTATTCACTTTCTCATTATTTAAGTAGTTGGAATGCCGGTGTTACCCTCAACACGCCATAAGTCATATTGGAATGTTACATTAAATTCCTCAATAGTATCAGCTTGTCCCCAATCCATTTGAATTCCATCAATGCTTACTGGATGCATGCCTTCAAAGATGTATGTTCTAAGAATTGAACCATCTTTACTAAACTGGGTAATTTGCCCAGTTGATTTGTAGTCTTGTGGTAATGCTCTGGTGTTTGAGTCATGCGAGTTAATCGCGTTTGACCAAGCTTCCATCGCATTTCGTACTGCGAAATCTTCGTCGTTGATTACGGTCACGGACCAATCTGCGAATGTTCTATCACCGGCATACTTGACCTGACGGCCGAAGTAAGGTACCACGAATTGCCCCACAATGGATTCTGGGATGCCTGCTGAACGTATCATAAACGGAGTTTTGATGTCAGCTTCTGGAGCAATTGGGTTAGTGATTTGACATTGGAACAGGGTAGGACGTGCACCGCCACCGACGAGCTCTGATTTGAACTGGTTGATATTGAATGCCATTTTGTTTCTCCTATTTTCTATTCTTATTTATTTAAGTTAACTGACCGACAATTTCGTCAAATTCAATACCGGTTCTAGTTGCAACGAATGTTAATTCGATTACGTTAATAGAACGTGCTGGTTTAATGAATATGCTTGCGCGGAATTTATTTTGGTCAATTACCTCAGGAGTATTAACGGTTGAGTCACTGATTACTCGGTAATCAATAATACCACGTCTTCCTTGGATATCACGTAAGAATGGATCTACAATGTTTCTAAACTGTGTTTGAGTGAATTCGTCGTTCAATTCAAACAAGAAGCTTTGAGCTGCAGTAGCAATTGATTTTTCAACCGCGATAAACAACCTACGAACATTTAATCTATCAAACGCAGATGAAACACCTAATCCTGTTTTATCACCAAATAGTACAATACCTTGTCCTACCTGTGACACAACTGGGTTGATGTCTGAACCATACAATAAATCTCTCATTGCTTTGCTAGGGTTAAACGCTAACTTAACAACATTTTTGATTATACCTTTTCTAAAGCCAGCTGGTGATTCCCATGCTTCAACTCTAGCAGCCAATCCGGCCATGTCACCATTTAATGGAGTCCAACGATATTTGTCATTGTACTTATCATATCGGTATTTGTATCCACTGTCAATGAATGAATAAGATGAGTTTTGAATTTTATTACGATATGCAATTGCATTGGTAAGTTTTGCATTCATTTTAAGCTCATCAACAACAGCTTCTTTAGATGGTGAAATAAATGCAACACAATCTTTTCTTGTTTCACATATATTAGAAACAATGTAATTTGCTCTTACTGCAGCATCATCGCCTTTACCTTGAAGTACAAAAGCAATGTCGATTTCATTGGCACTTCTTAAAGTATCTAATGCTAAACCTAATTGACCTAATGTTGCAGTCGTTTCTGTAACCGGTGATGTTGCACCAGCCATTCTTTCGTATTTAGCAATTGCCGTAGATGCAGTACCAATTGGTGCTGTGTTAGCAATTTTTACCCAAGAGGAGAAGTTTTCAATCACTGTACCATAATAATTGGCAGTACCTTGTGGTGAAACAGCGCCTACGGTTGTTGAAATATTTTCGAATTTTTCTAGTATAAATCCTGCAGTACCAGAAATTTCTCCACCTGCGTCAATAACCGCTACGTGAATATTTCCTGCGTCTGGCTTTTTGGAGAATGTTCCTCCATGTTGCCATTTCTTTTTCATTGATAGTTTAGCTAAATCAGTTTCAGCTAATGTATATTTGTTAAAGAACTCGATATCGTATGAGTATAGAGCAAGGAATTCAGTATTCGCATCGCCTTCAACGGCCTCAGCAGTCACTTCGGTTTCTGTGAATGAGCTAACTCTCATTTCTTGGTAACCAATTGATTCGTTACCGATTTCTAATACATCGCCTACGGCTAAATCCAGTAGGTTTTGTGTATTAGCTGTTTCAAATTGAACGTTAGAAGAGTTAAAGTTAATAACCTGATCTAATGTTACGTCTGAAATTTTATTTGTTGGAATTCCTGCTACCGCAACGAATGGATTTTCGAAACCGGTTGAAGATACCCAAGCAACTTCTAGTGAGTTACCAAGCTCACCTTTATACTTCGCTTCGAAAGCACCGTAGGTACTATCATCTGAAACGACGTCGTTGTTTGCATCAAGTGTGATGTCTAATGTTGTACTGTTAGCTTCGGTTGAACCATCGTCTGCACGAACAACATACAGTGCATTTGAATATGATAAGTAATCAGCAGCTGTAAAAAATGTTTCGTAATTGTCATCATTAGGTGCGCCAAAACGGTCTACGAGTTGGTTTTCTGATGATAGCAATAATGGTTCGTTAGTCGGGCCCCACCTAAATACACCAGCTATTGCAGCAGGTGGATTTGAGATGGCTGGTACTGCCTGAGAAGCATCAACTTCCCGAACTATAACAGAGGGACTTACGGAAAAAGCCATATTTTTCTCCTTTATGTATTGAAAACGCGTTAATCTTGTTTTTTTTATCTATTTCTTACTGTTCTTATTTATAAAAAATGGTATTCTATATAATTACAGCACTAAGCCGTCATCTTCATAATAAAAATCTTCGCCAGTATCAACAAAGCCAAAAGGCAATAATTCTTCCTCAATTTGTTCTTCTGTCTTTTCTCGTAACTTAACAAGTGTATTTATGTCAGTCATATCTTTAAAATACGCTTGTTCAACCATCCATGCAAACAGAACAAGGTTCATAACCAAATCGTCGTGAAATCCTGACTCTGCTTCGTATGAGTTTGCTTTTTTAGAAAAACGGCTAATTTCTTGTATAGTATCATAATCTTGTATAATAAGTTGGTTTTGCTCAATTAGCATTTTAAGCATGCTACATCCAACTGCCTTAACGTTTTTAGTTGTTCTTATTCCATTATCTACTTTTTTACCAAAACCGCCAGTAAGTATTTTACCAGCTCTTCCATTGTTTGTGGTGTATAATATATTTTCATAACCATAATCCATTAAGAGAACATCAGCAACCTGTTCTCCAATATCGTTAACCTCTATTAAAACAGCAGCGGTATTATATACTTGTCCTATTCTAAAAACAACTGATGCAAAATCAATTGGTCCTACCATGTTATCTCTAAACATTGCCACTTGTTTATATGGCATCTCTGTAATATCAATTACTGAAAAACATGAATAGTCTAAACCTTTACCACGAGCAACATCGACTGTCATAGAATACTGACGATCTTTTATTGGCTTTTCGTATTGTAAAAAACCATCTTGTTGTCCTATTGGTACTGAATGTAATAACTCTTTTAGTTTCCAACCTGCAATAAGAGTACCAGAACTACCTAGGAACTGACAACAATATTCTTGGTTGAATTTTTCTTCGTCGTGGTCTAATGCTTCGATTGTTTCCTTGCGCCATTTTTCATCGCGACCCGGAACATCGTGCCACATAACTTCTTCATATTCATAACCATTTGTACCTTCTCTTGCGCCAGTACATGTTTTCCAAAAATGGTTTAATCCATTTGGAGTAGAAGTCATTAAAAGTTTTGTTGACTCGCCAGACGAGATAGTAGGATAAACAGATGCGAAAAATTCGTCATATCCTTCAATGAATGCAACCTCATCAAGGTATAGAAAATTAACAGACTTACCACGAATAGCACTCGACGACGTAGTACCAGCCAAAACTTGACACCCATTTTCAAGTGCAATGTTTCCTTTGTTCCATTCTTCAACCCCTTGTTGCAGCCATTTAGGTAATGATTCAAATGCAAGTTTGACTCGAGCCATTACTTCTCGGGCAGCATCACCTTTATTAGCTAGGATAGCAACTGTTTTAAATTCATTAAATAAAACGTAATGTAAAATAATAGCCATTGCAGTGGTTGTTTTACCAGACTGCCGAGCCGTCAAAACAGCCAAACGTCTATTATCAGTAATTTTTCGAGTAATATTTTCTTGGTAATCGTACATTTCAAATGGAACTAATCCCTTATCAACATGTACAATTTTAATATAATTCTTGGCAAAATATATTGGATCTTGCGCACATTTCATATACTCTTTTAATAGGTCAGGCGACCATTCTATTTCTTCACCAATCTTTTTAAGATGTTGGTTTCCTAAATAACCGTCACCCATTTTCAGTATCTTTCAACATTTTTAATAAATCCGCGGTGGATACAATCAAGTTATTATTTACTGTGTTGGTTTGCGCAGCCTCTTTAGGTGCATTTATTTCTTCTTTTGCAAATTTCTTTTTAGTTGAAACATCAGCAAAATCTTTATTGGCGTCTAACATCGTTTTCATCAATGTGGATACAACCTCGAATGCTCTTGGTTGTTCTGACTGTTTTGCAATCTCAAGCATTTCTCTTACTGCTTCATTTCCGATTTCAATAACACCTTCAATGTTTTCACGAACTTTTGCAAGATCCTTTAGATTCTCGTCATCTACCTCGTCGGTTACTATAGCTGGAAGTATTTCTTCAACAACTTCAACTGGCGTGGCAGCTAGCTCTTCTTCTCTAATTTCTGAAAGTGGTCTCAATCCGAGATTTTCAGCTATTTTATCATTCATATTATTCACTCACTATGGTTTTAATAATACCCCAGTTGTCATCAAACTCAATGTCTTGGTATGGAATTGATCCAAAGTCTGGAGACGATATAGTTACTGCAGGTGGATTTCTATATCCTAAGCCTGCGTCGGTTATTGTTATTGATTGAATATCCCCGTTATTACCAACATTTGCTATGGCAGTTGCCTGAGTCGACGTTGGTGCAGAAACATTGATTGCAGGAGCGTTCGCGTAGAACTTCCCTGAGCTATTTATTGTAATTGAGTCTATGACTCCATTTACTAATGTTGGTGTTAATGAAGCGGCGAATGTTGACGGCGTATCGTCAGGTGCATCAATCGTAACAGCTGGTGCTGTAGCATACCCAGATCCACCAGAAGTAACATCAATAGAAATTACTTCGCCGTCTGTTGCAGTGATTGTGGCTACAGGAAGATCCTTATCAAAGTTCTTAGTAAATAAATCGCCAGTTCTTGCAGTCGTTGGGATCGTATATGGATCACCACTAGATGCAGTAGGCATATCACCGGTTGTTTCCCAAGTTACGTTATCTAAGTATCCAAGGAAGCTTCTGTTAGCTCCATCAAATACTGATTCATTACCTTGAGCATCACCAGCTCGATATGTATGTCCTGGGAATGCAACGTTACCTGCACCACGTGTTTCTTGTGTGCCATATAAACCATTAACGTTAATTCGAATAAGATTTGTATAATGTTCTACTTCTACGTGGTTCCATTGGTTGAGGACCAAATCAGTATCAGAAGTAACAACTGGCGCACCACCATATTGGAACCTAACGTTACCTGTATCAGCGGTAAAGAATATTTTTGTAAATGGCGCAAAGAGTACTGACATTGGATTATTACCACCTGGGAAAGAGGTTGGGTAAATCCAAAACGATACTTTATATCCAGTATTGGAATTAAAATAACCAGAGAATGAATGTAAAGTCGTAACATCGTTTTCACTACTATGAGCTAATGCATCATCACCAAACTTAAACTCTGCAGCCACGTTTGGTGGAGGTGCTATTGAAAACGTTGGATTAGTATAAAAATTGCCTGGATTTGATATAGATACGTTAGCAACAGAGTCGCCACTTAATGTAGCAGTCGCGGTAGCCGTTGTGATAGGGCTATCTGGGAGCCCTACAGACACCGTTGGTAGATTACTGAAGTATCCTCCACCATCATTGATCGTTATATCAGATACCGCCCCGTTTGTTATCGTAGATGTTATATCTGCGTTTGCTACATCAGGTGCTCCGATAGTAACAACCGTATTTGCGTTATAGTTTTCACCATCATTAGTTAACGAAATGCTACTTACTGATCCTGTGGTTAAAGCCGATACAGCAGTTGCCGTTTCACCTACATCAGTTATTGGAGTATTTGCTGATGATAACCCAGGACGAATATCAATACCTTCTAGGAACGGCGAATTAGTATCAGTACCATTGAACATATCAACGTCAACGAATTTAATAATCTTTTTCGTTTTCTCTGGCCCAAAGTAATAACCTCTAAGTGTAAAGGTTAGTGTATGTAAAACCATTTGTCTTTCATCAAATGCACCTTCATAAAGATCCTCGATTGTTACGCTGTTTAAAACAATAGGTATATCAATAGGATCCAAATCTGGTATCATCTTGGCACCAACAGTCCAGTCTGGTGTAAAGAATGGTATAATTTGTTCTAAGATTTTAGTAGCATCTTCTGAATACTTTGTCATAATGTATAAAGAAAAATCTAAATTATATGGTACAGGGTTATATACGTAAGGTCGAGCGTCATCTGTTTCTGATTTACCACGTTTAATCATTTTACCTGTTGTAGTTAATTTGCGTTGTGGATCATATGAAATGTTGTTTATTTCAAAAGACATTCTTGGTAACGTCATAGCAGGACGACGACTGTTAATCAAATCAGGATCTGCAGTTACTCTTGCTAATATTTTTTGATATGGTGCATAGGCTAATGGCACAATCATTTCTTTTTTAAGAACACCAGCGTTATCATGTCTTTGGATCTTTAACTGATTAAACAGTGTTCCAAATAACGCTACGTATTTTCTTGTAGTTGAATTATAAAAATAATTTGCGATTGCCATATTGTTAATCCTGTATAGAAATGTTTTCGCTGAATGGGTCCATTTCAGAGAAGTCTAATATATCATCTGCTTGATCCTCAAAATCAAAGTTATTAGCAAGTGGGTCAACACCTTGTAATGATGTAAGAGATGTGACGGTATCTTTTGATGTATCAATGTCTGCAAAGTAATTATCAATTTCATAATAGCCAGTATCGAATGTTTCACCAGAGTATTCAGCCAATTCGCATCTCATATCATATACTTGTAATGCACCTGTTTGATAGAATACACTTTCATGTTCAACGTGTTGGATCTTATACATTTTTTGATTGAGTGGCATCCAAATCATTTCGCCTTCAAGTGGACGTAATCGCGTATCTTGTTCACGTGTAACGTATTGTTCAAAGGTACGTATAGCAACCGTGAATGTAATTGAGTCACGAATTTGTAAACCAAACTTAGATAAGAAGTCTCCTTCACCTTCAAATCCATCAACGTTTTTAATGTATACTTCAAAATCATAGTACTTATCAAACGTCGGTAAATCG